ACGCTATCGTCTCCAGCAGATTCAAATTTACTTTCATCAACCGTTTCTACGGTTTGCTCTTGTGCAATCTCTTCGACTACTTTTTTGTTTTCTTCTTCCATAATATAATATAATAATAATTAATAATTCTAACTAGGATCAAATTTACCTAAACTAAAGTCACCACCTAGTATATCATTACCTGATGACTCAAAGTTTTTAGGTGGTTTGTTGTTTTGTTTTTGGTCTATAAGCTCACTTTGTTGTGATGCTTGCATTTTTGATCTGTTATCTTTGCGGTCTTCTTTTACCGTGTCTTTCATGTCAACTTGCTCCATGTTCATTTTTTGAAGTTGTTGATTAATTTCAAACTCAAACTGCATTAGCTTCATTTTATGCTGAACTTCTAATTCCATTTGTTTAGATTTTAATTCAGCTTTAACTTGTTCTAATTGTGCTTGACTCTGAGATATAGCTTGATTTTTTTGTACTTCACTTTGAGCGGCTGCTTGTTGAGCCTGAGTGTTAGCTTGAGCTTGTACTTGTATGTTTTCTTGTTGCATTTTTTGATCTCGCTCCAACTTCTTTTTTCTTCTAATCTTTAGTACTTGATTAGCAAGTTTTACATTTCTTATTTCTCTAACATCAATAGCATCTTCTAAATCTATTATTTTTTGTTGAAGAGCCATTTGAATATTATTTTCTAACAAAGCTTTTTCTTCTTCATCCGGTAGTAACTCTAAAAATATACCAAAATCGTACAAGTGTAATTCAGACATTTCGCTAAGCGTAGCTAGGTTGTGACCACCTATAGCTTGCATGAAAGCATCTTTAGACGGCGAGTACTCTAGTATGTCAGATATTCTAAGTGATAAACACTCGCATGTTTCTGCTGTTAAAAACAAGCCGGCCTGTAGCATGTGTCTTGTAGCCGTGTTTGAGTTTGCTGCCGCTAGTTTTTGAACTCCAACCAAAGCATTTTTATCAGGCATGCTACCATCTCTAGCTTCGTTAAGTCCAGTTACATCTCTTATCATTTGTAGATAATAGTTGTATGTACCGATTAGAGCTTGCATCTTATTACCACCAGATCCAGATTGTATTTCTTGAATAGGCACTTTACCAGGGTTTTGATCACCTTCACTTGTAAAGCTTCTACCAATAACAGATCCTGTTTGGAAAAACATGTTTAAAGCTTCTTGTGGACTGTAATTAGTTCCATTACCTAAATCTATTTCAGCTAAACCATCAGCGTCAAGATAAACTCCATCTGGAACCATTCTTGACATTACTTGTTGTAGCTTTAAGTGTGTTAACTGGATCATATCAGCAAAACCAGTAATTTTTTTAACTAATGAGTCAATCTTTCCATTATACATTCTAGGAGCAACAATAGCATAATTCATTTTAACCTTAGTGTAGTCACTCTTAGGTCTCATCATGTTTTTAGACATCTCCCATTTAAGTAATTTATCCGTACCAAGAATCATAGCACCATCATAAAGACACTCTATAGATCTTTGTAGTTTAGAGTAGTTGAAGTCTACGTTTTCAGGTGGGTTAAACGAGTCATCTTTTTCTATAACCTTCATCGAACCACTACCAGTCTCTTTAACTTTGTAAACCTCGTTCATGTAGGTTTTATAATTAAAGTATAAAACTTGAATTGTATTATTATCTTCTTTGTCGTAGGTATGTGTTGAATTATGATTAGATCTATTGTTGGACTTGTTTTTCATTATGTCCTCTAAATCTTCTTCTTTTAAATGAGGAAATTGTTTTGCTAATTCGTTAACCGGAATAGTTTTTACCTCTCCAACATAATATATATCATCAAAATAAGGGGAATCTGTATAAGAGTAAACTAAGTTAGCTGGATCTACATAATCAATAACAACACCTTCAGAGGTATTAAAGCTGGTTTTTGTAGCGCCAATACCTAGGACTGTAAGATCATAATAAAACCTTTTCTTTATTAATTCGAACTTATTACCGTCTAATAAAGTGTTTATTGCTTGCTCCTCAGCAATTTCAACAGCTTGCTTATAAGAAAGCTGCATGTGCAAAGCTAACTCTTCTTCAGAATCAGGTAATGTTTCTTCGTCATGTTCTGATATTTGAATTCCAAAGGCATCTTCCGTAAAGGCATTTAAATCCTTTGTGCGCATATCAGCTAGTATTGAATCCATGTATGCGGTTCTTTTACTAACACCATATGGATCCTGAGAATAAGCTTTTATATCATACATTCTTTCAGACATACCGTTAACTACAATATCAACAAACTTTGAAATTATAGGTACAGGCGTCCAATCTAAATTTAAATAGGACAAATCACCGTTAATCGATAACTCATCCTTATACTTTTGAATAGACTGCTCGCCTCTAGCGTACAATCTTAAACTGTGGAAATCATTCTGGTTAGATTTATATCTACTAGAATTTCTATCATTATTAAACCACTCTTGCTCTATAGCTTTACCAACTTTTAAACCATACTCGTAACTTAGCTTTTCAGCGTCACTCACGGTTTGACTTGGGAAATAACTTTTAATGCCAGCCATATTTATTACTTGATTATTTGTGAATTGTTTCCGGTGTTTTTATATCTAGAAACGCTTATGTTTAATTTGGGTTTTTCAACCTTTGCATTTGGCGCATATAAATGTCTATTGTTAGCCATTATGGCTAAACCAGAGCTTATAGATGCATCGTGTTTTGTTCTTTTGTTTATATCGAACTTTGTCCAATCATTTAGCAGCTCGTTGAAATAACAGTCCCCGTGAGTTCCATCTTGTTTAATGCCCACATGATCTTGTATATACATCTCAATTGCAGCGGCATGTGCTTGTTTTATATCTTCACTTGAATTGGGTATTCCACCAACTTCTTTTTCTGCTACAGATAATTTATTCCATATCTTATCGGGTCTGTTCATGCTAAACCCTCTATATCCTCTTCTTCTTAAGTAGTACAGAAGGCGTGGTTTATTGTTTTCTGCTAATATTGGCATACCATAAAAAACTAAAGCCATTAGAACATCTTCAAAGAACATCTCCGCCGTTGGTGGTCTTGACAAGTATTCTAAAAAGAAACTGTTAGCTGGAGCGTCTTCCATTGAAAATCTAGTTAAACCGTGTAAAGCTCCTTTAGATCCAACTCCATCCACTGTTCCTGATATATCGTAACTATCACAACCAAAAGCACCCATGTGTTCATTTCCTGGATACTTGACGCCATTCTTAAGTACAACGTTGTTTTGTATTTGTTGAGGTGGAACCCAACTTACTTTAAATCTACCCTTTGGGTCTGGGTGAAAAGTAACTTGAGTATCTTTGACCCCGTTAGCCCATTGAAAATTACCCTGAGTAACGCCTAGAGTGTTTTTCATTTCTTCGTTGTAATCTATCTGCTCGTATAGTTTAACTAGATTAAATATACTTCCTTTTGTTTCATCTCTAAACGCATGCTCTGTGGTTCTTGGAAACTGACGGTAAAATTCATTTAAACCATCTGAATCATCTTTTAAACCATCTACTTCGTTCTGCCAGTTATCTATTACGCCTACATCTATTAGTTCACCGCTTGGGTCGAACCTATCGACATCAGGAGTAGTGAAAACTGGAATTCCGTGCTCGTCAATAAATCCTTCATAGTTCCATTCCATTGGGATAAACAAAGAGTATAAACCAGATTTTGTCTGGCCATTTTTGTTTCTTTTTGTAACATCTGAAGCATTGTATAATTTTTTAAAGTTTTCACCACCTTTATCTAAAGCATTTGATGTTGATCCCATCATACACTTACCGATTATTCTACTACCTAATCGCAAACAAGTTTTTGTAACTCTCCAGTTATTTAGTATGTTCTCAGGTCTTTCCCATTTACCAGCTTCATCATGTACTAATAGCGCTAGCTTCTCACCATCATAACTATTGTCTCCTGTGTTTTTCCAATCAATTGTTGTATCTAATCCCTCTAGGTCTTCTATTTTTTCGTTTGCTGTTATTTTCTTTCTAGTAAACCTAGTGGAAGGAACTCTGTATGCTAGCTCTGTTTTTGGGCGATCCATACCATCTTGGATAGGTTTAAAAAAGAATGGATAGTTTATACTAATTGGTACAATTTTATCGGTAAACATTTTCTTGGCATCTGCACCTGTTTTGGATAACACTCCAAATCTACTATCACCTGCAAGAGTGGCTAAGTTAACGGTTTCGGCTGACGACATAAAAGAAAATCCAGATCTTCTATTCTTAAGGTAGCACATTCCGTAACATCTTTTATCAGCTTTGCAAGCTTCCCAAAATATAAAAAATAATCTGTTTGCTTCTCTAAAGTCTGGCGCACCAACATCAATCTTACTCCACTGCAAGTACATATACTGAGTACCTGGCATCCAAGTTGCCTTGCCATTATTCATAAACCAAAACCCCTCTTCTCTTCTCCTAAACTCTTCGTCTATATAATCGTACCATTGTTCCTTTTGATCCTCTGGATATGCACGCCAGTCAAAGATGTTCTTTAAGCGCTCTAATTCCTTTGGTTGAGTAAATCTAACCCATTTATCTTTAGCGTTGCTATACACATCCTTAGGCACCTTAGGTAGGGCAATGACTAGATCTTGTATTTGTATGATCTCTCCTATCTGCCCATCGCGAGACAACACGATAATATCTTGCTCTTTGTTATAACCG